TAAAGAAAATACTACATACACACCTTCTGGTATCAATGTTCTAGACTATCTACAACTCTACAAGAAGTTCTCGTTTGGTAATGAGGAAAGTTACAAGCTTGATAATATTGCCGAGGTAGTTCTTGGTGAACGCAAGGTAGACTATAAGTCCATGGGTTATGAATCCCTAGAGGATCTATATCAACGGAATCCAGAACTGTTTTTCGACTACAATATCCAAGACGTAGCACTTATTGACCGCTTTGAGGAAAAACTTGGCTTTATTGAACTTGTCATGGCATTTGCTTATGATGCTAAGGTCAACTATGTTGATACTATGACAACTGTAAAGCCTTGGGATATTATCGTGCACAACTATCTTCTTGATAGATGCATTGTGGTCCCTCAGTTTACTAAAAAAACAACTGACGATCATCTTATGGGTGGTCACGTCAAGGAAGTCAAACCCGGTATGTATCGCTGGGTGGTTTCATTTGACTTGACTTCACTCTATCCACATCTTATCATGCACTATAATATCTCACCAGAGACTAAAGTTGGGCGTGAACAATATTGGCCTGCTCTCAAGTCACTGATTGATGGATATGCGGTGGTAGAAGATCATGGTTATTCCTATGCTGCAAATGGTGTAAAGTTCACAAAGCAAAAGCAAGGCTTTGCATCAGCACTCATGGAAAAGATGTTCAATGATCGTGCAAACTATAAGACAAAAATGCTTGAAGCCAAAAAGAAACTAGAGTCTCTTCCTACAGAGTCTTTGGAGCGTAAAGTGTTTTCAAATGAAGTAGCACGATATCACAATCTACAGCTTGCAAAAAAGATCCAACTCAACAGCTTCTACGGCGCTCTATCAAATCCATACTTCCGTTGGTTCGATTTTGATATGGCTGAGGCTATTACTTCATCTGGTCAGCTCACAATTCAGTGGGCGGAACGATACATCAATGAGTACATGAATACAGTTCTGAAAACTAAATCAGTCGACTATGTGATTGCATCTGATACGGACTCACTTTATATCAATATGGAACCACTAGTCAATCTACTTGGTGTAAAAGATCCTCTAAAGATTGTGGATGCACTTGATAAGTTCTGTAATACTAAGATTCAGAATGTTATTAAAAAAGCATTTGACGATCTAGCAGACTACATGCACTCCTATGATAAAAAGATGTTTATGAAGCGTGAAACTATTGCTGACAAGGGCATCTGGAAAGCCGCCAAGATGTATATTCTAAATGCCTGGAATATTGAGGGTGTTCAATTCTCTGAACCACAACTCAAGATTCAGGGTATTGAGGCAGTCCGATCATCTACTCCTAAAGTATGCCGAGCACATATCAAAAAGTGTCTTAGTATTATTATGAATAAGGATGAGGAAACTCTACATCAGTTTATTGCAGAGTTTAAAACTGACTTCATGAAACTACCATTTGAGGACGTAGCATTTCCACGTGGTATGAATGGTATGGACAAGTACCGGGATCGGAATACTATCTATTCTAAAGGTACTCCAATCCATGTGAAAGGTGCTTTGCTCTACAATAATCTGATCCAGAAGCGTGGGCTTGATACAAAATATCAACTTATCGGTGATGGTGACAAGATTAGGTTTGCTTATCTAAAACTACCCAATCCGCTTATGGAACATGTCATTTCCGTTCCGGATGATCTACCTGAGGAACTTGATTTCTCAAAGTATATCGACTATGATTCTCAGTTCAACAAGTCGTTTCTAGAACCCATCAAGGCTATTGTGGAAATCATTGGCTGGGATGTAGAAAAACGGTCAACATTGGAGTCATTCTTCTAATGGCAAAATATGATTATGGTGGTGGATGTCCGTGTGGATTATATAAAGAATGTGAACCAAACTGTGAATATAAGGAAACAAAAATGAAAGAAGAACATGACTTCGGCTTTTCATTTGCAGACTCTACAGAACTGTCGACTGAAGTAGATACAGCAAATGAAAAACTAGAAAAACTTCGAGCCATGATTCTACCATTTCTCACTAATCTTAAAAAGAATCCTGAAAAGGATATGATTAAGTGGAATGGTAAAGATCGTGTAGAAAAGATTGATGAGTTTATCAAAAAGATTAATAAGTTAGTTGACGATTAATATTGTTTGGTATATAATTACCATAGTATAATTGGAGAGAAATATGAGCCTCAAAGAACGACTTATTAAAAATAGCACTATTGATTTTACTTCAACTCTTACAGAGTCTAAAGTTTATAATAAAAACGATATGATTCCTACTCCAGTTCCAGGGATCAATATTGCATTGGGTGGAAGTATTGATGGTGGTATAACACCTGGTCTACTGGTACTTGCTGCACCATCAAAGCACTTTAAGACTGCTTTTAGCCTTCTCATGGCTGCTTCGTTTCTTAAGAAGTATCCTGATGGTATTATTCTATTCTATGATTCTGAGTTTGGTACTCCACAATCTTACTTCACTTCATTTGGTGTTCCTCTAGAATCAGTTGTACATACACCTATTACTGATATTGAACAACTTAAGTTTGATATCATGCAACAGCTAAACGAACTTAAACGTGAAGATAAAGTAATGATTATTGTCGATTCTGTTGGTAATCTTGCTTCAAAGAAAGAAGTTGAGGATGCTCTGAAAGGTTCTTCTGCGGCAGATATGTCCAGGGCTAAGCAATTAAAAAGTCTCTTTAGGATGATTACTCCTCATCTCACGCTAAAAGATATTCCTATGGTAGTCGTGAATCACATCTATATGACTCAAGAGATGTATTCAAAGCCAATTGTATCTGGTGGAACTGGAATTTATTATTCCGCAAGCAATATTTGGATCATTGGGCGTCAGCAGGATAAGGATGACAAGGAACTAAAGGGATATCACTTTGTCATTAATGTAGAAAAGTCCCGACATGTAAAAGAAAAATCCAAGATTCCAATCACGGTAAATTTTGATTCTGGCATTAATAAATGGTCAGGATTCCTTGACTTAGCTCTGGAAGCAGGTTATATTACAAAACCAAAGCAAGGTTGGTATGCAACTCTGGATAAAGAAACTGGTGAACTAGGTCCAAATAAACGTGCAGCAGATATCATTGACAATAATGACTTCTGGAAGACTCTTCTGGAAACAACAGATTTTGCTGATTGGATTAAAAACAAGTTTAGTTTGTCCCACGGTGAAATGATAGAAGAAGATGAATAGCAATACTTTAATAGAAACTTTCTATAGTAAAGATGGGAGAAAACAATCTCCCATCTATCAGACTGATACTACATTTTACATTGAGTTTTATCACGATGATGTGCTAATCAGTGCTGTAGAACTTAAAGAACATAATATTCATTATGCTCAATCTATTGCAGAAAACTTTTGTAATGGTATACTTAAACTAGATCCATGGAGGGCTAATGAGTCTATCAAATCTCATCTTCACAAATCTTGTAACCAATGAAGAGTATGGTAGAAAGGTAATCCCATATCTAAAAGAAGAATATTTTGAGTCTTATTCCGACCGAATCATTTATAAAACTATCAATGCCTATGTAGAGAAATATAACAAGTTTCCTACAGCAAAAGCTATTGAACTTGATCTAGATTCTCTGAGTTTAGAGGATCGAGTCTATAAGGACTGTAAGGAAATTGTATCTACTATTTCTGATAAAGATGATAGAGATCTAGAGTGGCTACTTGACAAGACCGAAAAGTTTTGTCAGGAACGTGCAGTCTATAATGCTATCATGTCAAGCATTCAGATCTTGGATAATAAAGATCCAAAAAACAACAAAGGATCCATCCCAAAGATCCTACAGGATGCTCTTGGTGTAAGTTTTGATACTCATATCGGACATGATTTCTTTGATGATTCAGATCCTCGTTTTGAGTACTATCATCGTACTGAAGATCGAATCCCATTCAGACTTGAATATCTGAATAGAATCACTAAGGGTGGTCTACCAAAAAAGACACTCAATGTCATTCTTGCAGGACCACACGTTGGTAAATCACTATTCATGTGCTCTACTGCTGCTGGTAATCTTCTGGATGGAAAGAATGTTCTGTATATTACCATGGAAATGGCTGAGGAAGAGATTGCTCGCCGTATTGATGCTAATATTCTAGACATTCCGATTGAAGAACTCGACACTATCTCAAAGGAACTATTTGATAAAAAGATGGCACGTGCCAAGGGTAAGACCTCTGGTAAACTTATTATCAAAGAATATCCTACTTCAACTGCTGGGTCTGCCAACTT